GGCGCAGCCTGCTGGCCGAGCTGCTGGCGATCAATCCGCGCCTGCGGGTAGTGGGCCTGACCGCAACACCCTACCGCCTCGGCCACGGAATGATTACCGACGAGCCCGCCATTTTCAAAGAGTTGATTGAGCCAACCAACATCCTCGAACTGGTGCGCCTCGGCCACCTGGCGCCGCTACGTTCCAAGCACACCACAGCGCAGCTTGATGTGACTGAGGTTCACAAACGCGGCGGGGAGTTCATCGAGGCCGAGCTACAGGCGGCAGTAGACACCGCAGATCAAAACAATTCCGTCGTGCGCGAAATCATCAAGCTCGCCGGGGATCGCAAGGCCTGGCTGGCGTTTTGCAGCGGCGTCCAGCATGCGTGGAACATTTGCGACAAGCTCAACGAGCTCGGCATCGTGGCGGACTGCATCACTGGCGTCACGCCGAAACGGGAACGCGAGCGCATCATTGGCGAATTCAAGGCGGGAAACATCCGCTGCCTGACCAACGCCAATGTCCTGACTACCGGGTTTGATTACCCGGACATTGACCTGATCGCCATGCTGCGGCCAACCATGTCTCCAGGCCTCTACGTCCAGATGGCTGGCCGGGGTTTGCGACCCAAGAGCCATACCGATCACTGCCTGGTGCTTGACTTCGCAGCGGTGGTGGCAACCCATGGCCCGATCACCCACGTCCGACCGCCGAACAAGAAGGGCGAGAAGGAGGGCGCTGCGCCGGTCAAGGTATGCGACAACTGCCAGGAGTTATGCGCCCTGGCGGCCCGTGTATGCCCTGCCTGCGGGCATCCGTTCCCGGAGCCTGAAGTTAAGAAGCTCAAGCTCCAGAACGATGACATTATGGGATTGGCGGGCAAAGAGATGGAGGTGACTGCTTGGCGCTGGCGCAAGCATGTCAGCCGAGCCAGCGGGCAAGAGATGTTGATGGTCACTTATTACGGTGCGCTGTCCGATGCGCCGGTGAGCGAATACATGCCGGTGAACAATCCCGGCTATGCGGGTGAGAAGGCGAGGCGGGTTGTGGCAACGATTGCCGTAGATGCCGATGTGCTTGTGACTGATCTGTACAACCCGCTGGACGTGGTGGCCGACATTCTGTCCTGCGGCGAGCCGCCAGACGTGATTGAGTTCAAGATGGACGGTAAATATCACCGTGTTATGCAACGAAAATGGAAACTAGATGCGCCACAAACAGCCTGAGATCGTGACGATCTACTACAACATGCTCAAGGCCGGTCCGCCAAAGTGCTGCCACAGCTGCGAGATGTATGGCACGGATGGCCTGTGCGTGGAGTTCTTCAAAGAGCCGCCGGAGGAGTTTGCCGCCACGCCGGATGCCTGCGACAAGTGGGTGATGGACCTGCCCTTCTGATGAAAACAGAACACGAAGAGCAGCGCGAGCTGGTGCAGTGGATCCGCCAGGCCTGCGGGGTGCGGGTCTTTGCAATCCCCAACGGCGGGCTTCGGGGCATCGCCGCCGCTGGACGCCTGAAGGCCGAAGGCGTATCGGCTGGCGTGCCTGACCTGTTCATCCCGGCCTGGCTGTGCTGGATTGAGATGAAGCGCGAGAAGGGCGGCAGCGTCTCGTCGGAGCAGCAGAGCTGGCATGACTACCTGCGCAACCTGGGGCACCATGTGGTCGTCGGGCGAGGGCAGGAAGATGCTAAAGAAAAGATGCGAAACCTAGGGTTTGTACCTAGAATTTGATGCTTTTTTTTGGGTATTATGCTTCTCACACCAACCCGCAACCGGACCGGAGCCCACATGAAGATCAACACCAACTACACCCTCTACGCGCCCGCCAAGGCCGAAGAGATCGCCGCTTTGCTGACCACCGCCGACGACGACGGCTGGACCTACAAGGCCAAGCACGATCCCCTGGGCACCGGCTGGTCTTTCATCGAAGTGTTCGACGAAGACCAGTTCATCATTGGCCGCGTAACCTTTTAACCTGGAGCCCCCATGATCTCTGACGCCCTCTTCGCCGCAGCCCTCGGGCTTGCCGGCGCCCTGTTTCTCTTCCTGGCACTGTCATGAACGGCGCCCCACCCTGCCCGCTGGAAAGCGTGGAGTTCGTCTACAACATAGACGATGTGAGCGAACCGCTTGTCTGCCACCTAGATTACGAGCCATCGGAAGATGGCCACGGCGACCACCCCGATTACCCAAGCACTATGTGCTTGGTGGCGGCGTACATCAAGGACACTGACATTCTGGGCCTTCTGAGCCCGGACAAGATCGAGGCAATTGAGTTGCTCGCCCTTGATGAGCAAGAACGTTTTGATGGTGATGGTGGCTACGATGAAGAATAAAAAACCGCCAAGCATCGGATGGTGGCCCACCGGTGGCCATAGTCTCAGTTGGTGGAACGGCAAGTACTGGTCATGGGCCTGCCTGGACAGCGACAGCGAGCACCAGATACGTCATTACAGCGCCAAAGAGGCAACCGATGACGTTGTGGTGTGGTATCCACGGCCAAACAACTGGCCAGAAAGGTCAAAGACATGAGAGAAGAGTACTTCTGCAAGGCGGCAGCCCGCCAGAGCCTGTTTTGCGCCGTCTGGATCGTCGCCCTGGTGGCGCTGATTGCGTGGTTGGTATGAAGAAGCTAATGGCTTGGATGATCCTTGAAAGCAATGTCTGCATCCTGATCACTATGCGCAGAAAAGAGATGCAGTACTGGGCCGACCTTGGGTGCCTTGCAATACCGCTCTATGCGTTGCCCCCTGTGTAACGCACCAACCAGCGTTGTCTCAACTCGCCACCAGCCCGACAACACAACCCGAAGGAGATACGAATGCTTCAACAATCACCGATTTTCCACAATGGAACGACACGTAAGTTTCCCAGGTCGCTCGAAGAAGCCTTCGGCGGCGACGGTTACGCCATCGTCCACTACCGCAACCGGTGGAGTTGGGCCAGCCGAGCCGCCGCCTTCATTGCATGGGTGCTGGCAATCGCTTATGGGGTGACGCTGTGGACTTGAAGAGCCAGCTACTGCGCGAAGAAGGCGCCGAGTCCTGCGCCTACCAAGACTCGCTCGGGTACTGGACCATCGGCGTCGGCCGGTTGATCGACTCGCGCAAGGGTGGCGGTTTGTCGCCAGACGAGATCGAGTACCTACTCGACAACGACATTAAGACCAAGACCCGCGAGGTATTGCTGGCGTTGCCTTGGATGCCCAGACTGTCCGAGCCGCGCCAGGCCGTGCTGATCGGCATGGCTTTTCAGATGGGTATGAAGGGTTTGCTCCAGTTCAAGCGCACCCTCGGCAGCATCGAGGACGGCCACTACAGCGAGGCCGCGGCAGAGATGATGGACAGCGCCTGGGCCAAGCAGACTTTTGGGCGGGCGGCTCGAATGGCCAGGCAGATGGAGACAGGCGAATGGCAATGAACGAACTACTACCGCGTATTGACAAAATGATCTACCTCATGCGCCATGAATATGCTGGCGGTGATGTTGGCGTCTGGGATGAGGAAATTAAACTGTTGATGGATTGCAGGGAGATGTTGGTAAAGTTGTTTATGCTGCCTGCGGAGAATGACAATGGGTCTTGACCCCTTAACAGCAGGCGTCGAACTGGCGCAGACCGTCATCACGCGCATCTGGCCGGACAAGTCGCAGGCCGAGGCAGCGCAGCTTGCCGCCCAGGTCGCCATCGTGCAAGGTCAACTCGATGTGAACAAGGCCGAGGCGTCTAGCCCCAGTGCGTTCACCAGCGGCTGGCGCCCAGCGATTGGCTGGGTCTGCGCGTCGGCGCTGGCGTGTCAATACATTGCCAGACCGCTAGTTCAGTGGACCGGAATAGTGCTAGATCATCCGCTGCCGACGCTGCCTGGCATCGACGATAACTTGTGGCAACTGATGTTGGGGATGCTTGGGCTTGGTGGTTTGAGGACGTTTGAGAAAACTAAGGGAGTTGCGTCGTGACCGATGAACGCATTGCGGAACTGATGGGGTGGCGTTGGCCAACTAGCCTCCACCCTGACGACATGCTTGCGAAGGTGCGGGTTGTTGTCAATGAAGCCAAGCGCGAGCTACACGACGAGGTGCGCAATGCGCTGGACTCAGCAGATATTAAGCAACGGATGGGAACATGAACGACAACATCAAAAGGCTATGCGAGGAGCTACTCTATTACGAAGACATGATCTTTGGCTGGGAGGACACGGTAAACCGTGTTGCTGAAGCTATCGTCAAGGAGTGTGCCGAGTTGAGCACCGATTACCCTGGCAACGTTAAGTTGCTAATACTTAACCACTTTGGGATTGAGCCATGAACGACAATCCGTGGCTGATTGCGGGGATCATAGACCGAACCAAGGACATGGCAAAAGAACTTGGTCTTCGGATTGAGCCTGGATCGTATAACAATATTGAAATCATGGCAGACAACCCGCCGTACGGAAAGAACGTAATGCTCGCCAGATTAGAGGATTGGCCGACAGCAAACTTGTACTTGCAGGGCTACCGGCAAGGGAAACTGGAGATGACTGCGCTGGCAAAGGGTAAGAAATGACCGAGACCGAAAGAAATCTAGACCTCCTGCTAGGCGATGCCCTAGCAGAGAATGAGCGCTTGAGGCGCGAATTAAAATACCAAGATGCCCGAGAGGGCAACATCGGCACGCACGGCCCCGACTGCTGGGCATGGGGGCCAAAGCATTACGAGTGCGCGCTGCGGCACATAGGCGGCTTGAATGATGCATCCTGACACCGAGTTGCTGATGCACCTAGCATCCAACCTAGTCCGCGAGTACCCCAACGGTGTCAGCACGGTCGA